CTCTGAAATTCCTCCAGGGTCAGAACATCCAATGAGTCAAAATCAATTGCTCGTAGGACTTCTGATAAATCCTGGTCGATTAGCTTTCACCACCAAGAAGCTTGGTGATGAGGAGATCCGAAGACGCTGCAAGCTGAGTCTTAAAGCCGGTGTAAATGGCCAAAGCCTCAGCAGCCGTGTATCCCACTGGCGGTAGGTCAAAGACGGAATACACGGACATTCCGACCTTGACGTTATTCGCCGGGATAAACGGATCTGCAGTGATCTTCGAGTGGTCAACCCTAATCACTCTCCGCGTCCGACGCCCGTAGGCGTTAGACGCCTTGAGTGAAATCAGACCGTCAGCACTCAGATATTCCGCCTGTCCAACACCCGTGGAAACACGGGGGAGGGGAGACGTAACAGCTGAGATGGTGATGGTCTGTGGGTCAGCAAATGCCATAAGGCATGCTCCTATCTGTTGTCGGGACGCGAAAGCGCCCCTGGTGTTTAGCAGTGAACCTGCTAACTACGCCGGGATATTCCCAACGCAGCTAGGACGGCGGTCTGGAATGAAGACAAACCATCCCAGGATACGCCGAACCCATAGGGGTTAGCCTGAATCCGTTTCTTGGTCTCTGTTACGAGAACAAGATCCGGAGTCACTGTTTCGATTTGGTCACCGAGACCTCCTCCAAACAGTCTATAGGTATGTTTAGTGATGGTATGTTCCATCATGTACCCATAGGGCATAACCAGACCATGTTGGGCGAATGCACCGATGTTATGAATAACATCGCCTGTATTCGAGAACCAATCTATGGCCCAGCTCCACGGGGTGAGTTCCCAGACAACGTCTGGAGACAATGGACTGCCGAGTAGTTTCTCGGCTTCTGCTGCATCTCCTGCTAGTGCCTTCCGAGAGTCATAATCGGAAGGTATATAGTAGGTAAATGCACCAGAGAACCATTGTTTGCGGGAGGTCTCCACCTTCCGCGAAACAAACCCCGAATGAGGCGCATTGTCGACTGCTGCAGTGGCGCCACCCGCATAAAGCGGGTAGCGATTCAATGCAACAACCTCCTCTGTCGTCTCATGCACTGATGGAAAGTTGTAACGGCGGCGAACCAGTCGTCCTGAATCACGCTCGTACTGTGCAAGCACAGTATCTGCGTGCTTCACGGCGTTACCTAAATCGGTAACGTCGTCGACGAACGGCAGCCAGCCAAAGGCTACGTTGAGAAATTCATCTCCTGCAGCTTGCGCTGCACGTACCCTTTGCTCCCACGTATGGACGCCCGGCAAAGCCGGGAGCTTGTCTTTCACAAGCTCGCCCAAAAACGTGGATGCGTTAGCAACTGAGTTAGTTGGCTCACATCGCGAGATAGCTGTCGCGCCCAGTACCTCCAAGTCATGATCTGATGACGAGGATGGTGCAGGGAACGCTAGCTTTCCGTTGATGTCACGTGGGTAATAGCAGATTACCGGCCCACTTAACGTAAATGTTAAATGGGAAGGTGGATCTACTTTTACAGCCTTTACGTGTCTGGTTGGATTACCAGCCACGTAGGACTTGGTCGTATAAAACGGCCCGCCACGATCCGTAACCGCCGCCCCTTGGGGAGGTGGCCACGGATGCCCTTCCGACACAGTCATCTGTGTCCCCGACAAATCAAATTCACCACTGGCCCAAATTCCAAAGGGCCAGAGCACTTGACTCTTCACAACGCGTGGAGAAATCTTGCGCCTTCTGATGTTTTGATTTGAAGGGATCAGTAGCTCCTAGTGGTAGGTTGGACATTACTGTCCATGGTGTTTGTGCACTGCGTCGCGGGCCTCATCTCTG